TTCCTGTTTCATCTTTACTCCTAATTGTGTTTAACCAGTCTCTTATATATATCTCACCTTGACGCTTCCTTGCTTCTGTCATATGCATACCATATTGACGTTTTACGTTCTTACTTCTTAGTTCTTTCTTGTCTAACATCTCAAACTCTTCTTGTAGTTTATGTAACTTTCTAAACCTTTTTGCATAAGCTATTACTTCTCCACGATCATTCTCAAATCCTATTTTACAACCGTAATAATCTGCTAACATAAACAAATTTCTGTTATAATCATCTTGTGAGTTTGGTCTTCCTACATATGACGCTACAATTATATCATCTGGTTGTGATAAATTATTAGGACGTTTTAATACATATGCTGCACCTAAAGATGTACTGTCTGCGGATTGATTTTGACCGTAAGGGTCATGACATATTACATATAAATTTAAAGGTACTTGTTGTTCTTCATTTTTATATGGAGATTCATATATAACTACCGCACCTGTCTTATCATCGTCTTTTCTGTGTGGAAATTTAGTTATAGGTTTTAAATCACCATCAACTTTAAATTTAACTTTACCATTTTCATCATGGTATAATCTACCTGCAGTACCTATTGATTGTAATTGTTTTGCTTTTACTTTATTGTACTGTTCTTGTAAAGATGCTATGTCAAATAAATTAGATGTAATTTGTAATGTAGCTTCTTGAGGTGAGAAAGGATGCTCAGCTATATATTGGTCTAACGATTTTGCATCTGCAGCACCCTTTTTTTTCTCCCTCATTTTTTCTTCATATTCTATAGCTTTTTGAGCTTTAGAATTACCTTGTTCGTCTATAAATCCATCTAAATTTTTTTGTATTGGAATAAAGTAACCACATTTAGTACCCATTGCTCCTTCATCCCATATATTCTCATAATCCATACAATCGTATGCTGCAGGATTATAAAATATCTCTTCCATTGCTTCAAAGTTAGCACCTTCTGTACCACCCGTACCAAATGCTACCATAAGACCTAATGTTTTTGCACCTTGCCTCATTGTAGGCATTGTTACTTCCCATGCTTTTAGTAATCCTGGAAAAGATCCAGCTTCTTCAAAAAATACTAACTCACCTGCCTTACCCCTTACTTTATCTGGGTTGTCTTTTAAACTTACCCCTAATATTTGTGACTTTGTACCCATTTCAATTTCTAGTCCGTTTACTTTCTTTTTATAACCAGACATTTTATGCATCTCTCTATCTTTTAATCTTGGTTGTGACCATGCTGTATGATCATCTATAAAAGATAAAAACTCCCAAGCTTTTGAGAGTAGTCCATCACCAATTAAATATTCTTTTTGTGCTGCAAATACAAAGTTCTTAGAATTTTTTACAAAGAAATAGTTTCTAGCAAGCATAGATCCAGCTTTGTAAGAATATCCCTTACGTCTTGCTTTTAAAACTATCATATGTTTATTTTGTGTTCTAGCTTTATCTATTTCATGGAAATATTCGTAATCTCCATCATAAAATCTAGGAAAGGTTCTTTCACGTCTAGCTTGTACTGTACCATCAGGCATTACCTCATCTACAGCTCTATCAATAGGGCAATAATTTAAATAAAAATAATGAAACCCTGTAACTTCCAAATCACCTACTTTATATCCATACATACATCTACGTTTTTCTTCATCCCAAAACTCATAATACTCTTTTGTTCCAGGTAGAGTTGATGTATAATAACCAGTTTCTATAAACTCAATGGCGGCGGGTCTGACTCTATCTGTTTCTTTAAGCATTTATTTTTTATCTTAACTAACTCACCACATTTTTCATATTCTTCTGTGCTGATAAAATATTCTAAAACTACATCTATTATAGCCTCTCTTCTACCATCTTCCATTATAGGGTCAAACGGTAAAGGAAAAGCATCTATTTGTTCTTGTTCTAAATCATGATAAATGTCGTCTAAAGTTTTTCTTTTAGTTATAATATCAAAAGCATTATTCATTGCTAGCTCATAAAGTTCTAAATCTTCTAAAAAGTCCATTACATACTATATTTATTAACTTCGATTCCTCCTCTGTTTTTATTTGCTGCTTGCTCTTCTTTTTTAACTATTTCTTCTAATCTTGTTAAACCATCTACAACTTTACCCATGTTAGATAAATTAGCCATTAAATCTTTTGCATGAAATATAGGTTTACCATGATCATCCATTAAATGTAAATCTATATCTCTAAAATATTTCTCTAATTTTACTATTGATGTTCTAGCAGCTTTTAGTAATCTAACTGCTGAGGTTTCAATAAGTTTTTCATATTTATCACAGGCTCCCAGCACTTTTGAAGAAGGAGTCCACTTCTTTTCTTTTCCAAATATACTATTTTTTACTTCAATCACACGTTGTTCCCAATCATATATTGAAAAAGGTGATCTATGGTCTACCATAAAATAAACAAAAGCTAGTTCTAAAACTGTTAACTCTTTGAACTCTACAATACTTAAAGCATATGCACTTGGCACAGCTTTATTATCATCAATATATATTAAATCATCCCTTAGACTCATCTTCTTTTGTACTTTTTACAGCTTCTAAAATATAAGGGAATTGCATACAATAATCATACAATAATTTTTCATCATCACTATGTTTCTTTTTACTATTATGTATTAAAACATATTTAACTAATGCATCTGTATGATTTTGTAATTGTTCACCCTGATTACGTATTACCATATAAGCATCGTAATCTATTTTTTTAGATATTCCATTAAGAACTACTTTTTTCTTAACTTTTTTCTTGGTTTTTATCATTATTTTTCTTATTTTTTAAAGCTGTTAAATGTTTAACTCTATTTGGGTTTACAGAGAATTTACCAAAATATGGTAAACGCACTGCTTCAAATTTTCCCTTTTTTATAATTTTTTCTACAAACTTAAACTGATGATTTACTATCTGCTCCACCTTCTTCAGAGGTAGGTTGTATTTCGTTGCTAGAGTTTGTATTATTGCTTTCTTGTCCTTTGCCATCTATTATTTGTGTTTTCCATCTTGGTGGATTGTCAGGACATTTAGTTGTTTTCCACTTTGCTTTGTGTTCTAACAAACATCCACATAATCCACATCTTATTTGTGGTCTTAATAAATGCTCACAAGTATCACAAGCATCTAATCGTTCTATATAATCTTCTGTTGTTACATTAGGGGCACCATTTGCTATATATGTTTTTAATTCTCTTGCAAAAGAACTAATCATATTAAACATAGTAGGGCCTTTAGGTATTTTTGAGTCACTCATAATGATTTATTTTAATAGATAAACAATTACCAAATCTATCTTGTATTATTATTATTTCCATACCGTTTAAATCAAAATAAGAAGGAACTATAAAATCAAAAGTTTTCATTATGATTTATTTATTGTTACTTCTACCATTGTAGTATCTGGATCTAAAAAAGTATTTAAAGAATATAAAGAATCTTTTTTAATTACTACACCTTTATCTTTAAATCTCTTAATATAATTATTTAAAGTGTTGTAGTCCTTAATCCCTACTATTCTTGCTACTTCTTTCTTATTTCTTACACTGCAAAAGTTATCTTCATTAGTAATTACTTGTACATCTATAAATGCGGATAAAATTTGCATGCCTTTTTCTGTTAAATTAAAAATACCGTTCCATAATTGTATATACTTATAGGTAGTATCTATATTTACAGTTATTTTTCTTTTTTTACTTTCTATTGCTTCTGAACTCATTGTTTCTTTATTATTTTAGCTATACCTCCATCAAGTTCAATGATAGAAGTCTTAGATTGTTTGTTAAATTCTACTATATATGGTTCTATTTCTGCACGACTAGACATAAAAGATAGGAATACTTGTAATTCTTTAATTAGTATCTCCGTATTACCTTTTAACTCTAAAGCATTTTGACTAGATTCTAGTAAAGCATGGTAATCTTCTAAGGCTATCGTTACAGATCCCTTTTTTACCACTTGCCTAGTATTTGATGTTCCGATATAATTAGGTATAAACTGCCATCAATCTCTGTTCTTGCAGCTTCTGACCTAGGATCTACCATAACAATGTCTCCTTTTTCTACAAAGTGACAATTAGGCCCAACAGCAAGCGCCTCCAAAACGTTTGATCGCTTTGCATTTTCCTTAGCCGTAGCCTCATCTAAGATTATTCCTGATTCTGTTTCTGTAATTACTGGGTCCGGAAGGACTATCCAGCTTCCACTTGGTTTAAAAT